TCTAGTTTTTTGGTAATTGATTCTTTTACTAGTTCAGCTGAACGAGCTACGAAATTCTTTTGTAGTTCGGCAAGTTTTTCTTTAGCACCGCTGATTAGACGAACTTTTGTCTCAACCACTGCTTGCTTGTCTTGCTCGAATTCTTGAATTTCTTCTGCTAGAGATTTAATAACAAACTTTTCTAAACCGCCAATACTATTTTCATATTGCTTACGGTCTTCACGTAGTTCTTTGATTTCATCAGCAAGCTTGCTGATCATGAAATTATTAAACTTCGCTGCGTTTTCGGTCATGTGAGTTTTAAACTTCACACGATCTTCTGCCAGTTTGGCTTTCTCTGTAGCAAACTCTTCCAGTTCACTTTGTAGACTTTCAGTTACCATTTTATCTAGAGCTTCAACCATTACTTGTTTGTCATGTTGATAGCGTTGTGCAAATTCCTCACGTAGTTCACTTCTAACAGTTTCACGTGCCTCAAGAAGTTTTGCTTCCCAAGCTTCAGTAATTGCCTGTTGAGTGTCTTCGTTAATAATTCCACTATCTAACAATGGTTTCAATGCATCTAGTGTCATTACGACTCTCCTATTTTAACTTAAGGTCATTGATAAGGCGTGTTATGCCTTCTTTCAGGTACTTCTGTACTCTTTGATCTTGTGTGGCATCACGAGCCACTTCTAACACTCGGTGTCCATGGTGCATATTCATCAAGCTTTCATAGATTGCTTTGGGATATGCATTAGGAGCCGAAGGCTGTGCTACAATGTCAACGGTTACAATATCAAAACCGCTAACATGTCCTGTACTTTCATTTACTTCGCCACTTCCGCGACTGCTTACGCCTAATTTTACACCAGCAGTTAACATTGCTGTTACCAATTGCCCCATTGGTGTAGGAAGTATTTGAAGTTTACCAAACCCGCATGGACCATCCATCCACATATCAGTTATCATGTGGCTAACACGATCCAAATTAATCTTTAGGTCATCAGGGTGATCGACTTCACCAAGAACACTACTACCATCCTTGATTTGATTCATAATTTGTGCAACGGCTTTTTCTATTTCAGAAATAGGATAAACACGCTGATTGGCGTTTTTGACGCCGCCCTGAATGAATATCCCTTTCATGTACAACTTCTTTCCTTCGCCAAGCGCGGAATCTTCGGTCAAGACTTCCATCTTTGCGTGGTCGAAGGAAAGATTTTCTTTTAGGTACAAAGCCATATTATTGCCCTAATTAATTACCACCTGGTTCAATGCTTTTCTTTTGTACTGGCACTGATCCATCGGTAGTTTGCCCTTCGCCCTTTTTAGCACCAGCTTTAGTGCTGTACCAATTTTGGGCACCTTTGTTACCGCCTGGAACGTTTACATTACGCTTGGCAACATCAATTTCTTGTGCGTTCTTTAGAAAACCGCCTGCTTTGCCATTTGGTGAATTACCATCTGGAGCCTGCTCAGATCCGCCTTTTGCGATATTGGCCGAACTACCACCCATATCGTTCTTGCCTGCTACAGGATTACTTGTATTACCAGCTGGCTTGTCACCACCTGTACCGGTACCTACTGGAGTAAATTCTGTGTTACTAGGTGCGGAAATTTTTTCTACATATTCACGCATTAAGTCAACAGCAGTCTTAGGAAGTGGCTTACGTTGTACAGACTCAGTCATTTCTTCATCGTCTTTTTTGCTATGCTTTTCTTCGTCAAGTTCGTCTTCGTCAAGTTCGGCTGTTGCTTCATACATTTCATTATCGTCTTTACGATTCATGTCGCTGTCGCCCATGTCGCTGTCGCCCATGTCGCCAATATCTATGTCGCCTTCATCGTCGCCCATCAAGGCTTCAAATTCTGCTTTAAGTGCTTCTAGCTCAGACTCGAGATCCATAACTTTTTGCTCTAGATCACCTTCGTCGCCCAGATCTGGTTCGTCGATGGTCATCATATCGTCAAGACCTTCTTCTCCGTCGTTGTCGCCTAGATCCATCTTTAGATCACCCTCGTCGCCGCCTTCGCCGATACCATCGGTTTCGTCTGCGCGGATTTCGTGCATTAAACTTTCAACTTCGTCGCCGCCAATGTCTTCCTCTGCGTATTCTTCGTCCATCAAAGATTCATAAATTTCACGTGATTTTTCTACTACAATCTGATGAAATAGCTCACGAGCTCGTGCTTCATCATCGTTGATAATGTGTTCAATTAGCTGTTCATATTTGTTCATTAGGAACTCCTTATAATAATATGGCTTGTAATTTATTTACAAAAATGCGTAGATAACGGGGTTAAATAGGTGTTTTTTGAAGGTTTTTGAAGGACTAAACCGGTCCAGCCATTGCAGCCGGTGGTTTGTACTGTTTTGAAATGTTCTCTAACTTGTTTTCGTGTTCAACTTTGCGTACATCATTGGCCATGCGAATACGATTGATATCAGCTAGAGTCAAACGAGTTTTTCGTAAATCACTTAGTTTGAGCGGAGTGTGATCATCTTTTTCTGTTTGATAACCAGGTTTTGCTAAATTGTAAAGTTCGTTTAAAATCATATTGTATTTACTCAATTTAACCTAAACTGCCACGGCTGCGCCTGCAGGTGCTGCTGCTACTCCTGCTGCTGCTCCAGGTTGTGCTCCGCCCAATGCATTGGCACCTTGTGCAGCTCCGCCCTCTTCACCTGCAGCATCTTGGGCCGGGGGCGCAGCAGTTTCTAAGTCATTACTAATACCACCTGGAGTTACTCCTGCTGCACGTAAGCTAGGTTCAGGTGCACCGGCCATGTCAACTTCGCCTTGTTCTTCGGCCCACATCGTTTCGTTTTCACTCATTTCCTGCTCGGTCAATCCTAAATAACGTTTCATTAGGAAACGTTTACTTAAATATGGAACTTGTTCCAGTGAAGTAAACGTGCTGATTCTAGCACTATCAATATCAGCTTGACGATATTGTGCAAAATTCTGTGGCTCTTCGAACACTAAATCAAACAGTTGGCTATCTATGTTAATACCGCGCCAGCGCATAAACAGTTTAAACTCTGCGTCCAACTTGTCTACAATAAGTGACTGTAATCGTTTGCAATACTGGTTAAAACGCCATTCTTGAATAAGTGCTGTGCCTACTCTGCCGTCGGTAACTGCTTGTGTACCGTCATCTACACCTGTTGGCAAGTAGCTACTAGGTATGCGTAATCCACGGAATAACTTGTTCGTAAAGAATCTTAAATCTGTAATTTCACCAAGATTTTGCCCACCCGGTAAAACATCCACACTAGATCCACGGCCATCTGCAGTTTGTGGAAAGAAGTAATCTTCCATGATTGCCAATGGGTTATAAGTGGCATCCATCATGTTTGCACCACCACCAGTTTGCGTAGGAATACGTCGTTGATGTATTTCGTTTTTGATACGTTCTACAAATGCCATGGCCATGTGACTGGGCATGTTTCCGGTATCAATTTTAAATACTCTGCGTTCTGGGGCACGTTGTACACGATAGATGATAATACTGTCTTCAAGTAATTCTTTTTGTTTGAACACTTTGAAAACGTTTTCTAATACGCTGTTACCAAACGGCCAATATATGTCTAAGCCTTCAGTAAGGCTAATATGTACAACGTGTTCGGCATTTATAGCAGATTCGTTTTGTGATCTAGCAAATCTACTGCCACCCGAATATGGCGTTTGTGGTTGAATATAACTTCCACTGGGCCCGCCCACCTGTGGATGATTTATGTAAGTATCTGTAGTATTAACTGCTGTAACTGTTAAATTTTGTAAATTTACATTAATATCTTTAACAATGTATTGTTCAGGTTTCTTTCCTTCACTTTCATTTACAATAACTCTAACCACTTTAGACATTTCTGTCCAGTATAATTTAAAATTTTCTGGATCTCTAACAAAAACTTGATCGCCGTATTTTAAAGTATTTCTAATTATCTTGAATGTACGTGAGTTTAATTCATTTAGTTTTACCCATTGTTGTAATTGCTCTTTTACAATTGATACTTCATTGTCAGTAGGTGTTTCATGAAATTTAATATCAAATGGTGTACCGTTTGCTAGATTTTTTTGCGTCATGAACTCAGCCAAAATATCTAGTGCAGCATTAATTTCCGAATCCATGTCCATTTGCTCGTATTGATTATATCTTTCAATACGATTTGGATGACCTATATAAACTTCCGGTAAATTACTCTGGTAGTTTCTATACCCAGGATCAGCTAAACGGCCGCCGCCAATTGGACTGATATTACTAGGAAGATTACTGCTTTTAAAATATTTTTTCCAGGTCATAATGAATATTAATTAATGTAATATTTATAGATTAAGCCAGCATATTAGCTATATTCTCGTTGGCACTAGTGTTGTTACGCATCTCTTTAACAAGCTCGTCCAGCTTGCCAATTTGTTCCTGTAGTACCGAAAATTGCTTGTTACTATCTTCCGATAATTGTTTTTTAACACCTTCCATTACTGTCGCAAATCCATATGGGCCTTGCAACATATTTTGCATAGCTTCGTTTATACCTGATGTAGGGTCAGGCATTTGATATGATTGTGCTGTACTGGCCATTTGTTGTTTTTGTGTTGCTACAGTCGACGCTAACCCTTGTTGCATTGCTTGAAGTTGTTTTGTTAAATTTTGATTACTAACTATCTGGCCAGACATTCCGGGTACAAATAATTCTGGGCCAATTTCGCCAACCATGTAAGGCATCCTAGAACTAACTGGGCCGCCGGCTGCTCTACCCGGAGCTCTAGTCGTTGGAGCTCCGGTAGCACCACCTTTACTCCAGTTAATAATTGAATCTAATAAACTGCTAATACCTGGTTTTAAGTATCCTGATATATTTTTTAATTCGGCAAGCATGGAATCAAAGACTGCCTTGCCTATTTCTTTCATAGTTTCACCGGGTCGTTCAGCTATTTTTTGTATTCCTTGTATTGCACCGCGCATTCCAGATGTAAGTCCGGCCACTGTTTCTGCATATACAGGTAATATTTTTGTGTTAAGGTGCCCTAATTCAGTGTTAAATCTTTTGCCTTCAACAGTAAGTTCAGTAAATGCTTGATTTAACTTGTCTTGCGAATTAGCACCTTCTTTAATAGCTCTTTGCGATTGCGTTATACCTTCTGGATCAGTTCTAGATGCCATGTCGCTAAATGCTGTTGCCATTGAACTTGACTTAGAAACAACTTCCGAAGTTGCTCCGCCAAACAAAGCCACTTGTGCTGCTGCTGCACCTAATCCGGCCCCTGCTTTGTTTTGTGCATCTACAGTTTTGGCCAAAGCTCTGCCAGCCTTTAACTGATCTGCTGTTATATTTTCGCCGCCGGCTCGCATTCTAGCTGCTGTTTCTTTAACGTATTTTGATAATTCAGCATTACTTGCTACCAGTGGATTTGTAATAGTGCCACCGGTTAATTCCTGCATTAAGGCTTGTTTCAAGTCGCCTTGGGCTTCGGCAGGTAATTCTTCCATGCCAGCAAAAACTTTAGTTAAATTAGCACGTTCATCTACACTAAGCTTGCTCATTAATGCTGCATTCATGGTTTCTTTACGAGCTTTTTCCATTACAGCTTTGGCATCTTTGCCTGTGGCTTCTTGCAATATTCTTAGATCTTCTGCATACTGTCTCGTTGCTTTTGCTACTTCTTTTTCATTTAGGTTTCTAGCGTCTGTAGTTTTGCCCAATGCTCGCATTTGCGACATTAAACTAATACTCATACTGGCTTGTTCTTCTAAGCCAAATCCTAAATTCAACAATTCTTTTTGTAAACTTTTACCAGAAGTTCCGGTATTAGCTGCCATTTCATTTTGTACTTTTGCTACTTTTAGTGCACCATCTGCCAACGTTCCCCCAAAAGAAATAACTTCTTCTCGTTGAGCTTTAATAACAGACGAAAATTGCTGCAATGTAAGGCCAGAATCATATGCCATGGTACGCATATCCGATAAGCCACCGCCGAAAGTTGCTCCCATATCACCAAATTGTTTAAATGTCTTTATAGTTGCTGTTAGCTCCCCTGACACTAACGCATTAAGTTGTTCAGCCACTGATCCAGCCGCGTTGGCTGTTAATCCAAGAGCCTTACTAGCAAAAGTTCCCAATCTACCTGGAATTATTTTAGCAACGCCGTCTGCTAATTTAACCACACCGCCGGTAGCTAATTTTATTGCTTGATTTAAAGTGGCCGCACTGCGTTCAATTGGATCAACACTTAGATCACCCATCATACGCATCCAAGTACGACTTATGCTGTCTGCTGTGCCGGCCATTGCAGAACCAAATGCTGCAATTTGGGGCATTAGCTCACTGAAACCGCCGGTGGTAGATTGTATGCTTTGATTTATTTGTGCAAATAAGTTTTGTGTAGACGCGGCTGCTCCGCCAGCAGATGCAGCCATGGCATTCATTGATGAACTAGTATTTTTGGCTTGCGCAGCTTGTGTTTTTAAATCATTTGCTATTGTGCTTACATTTCTTAATTGTGCATTACTAGATCTATTCACAGCTTGTACAAGTTGCTGAAGCGTAGATTCTGATGCAGCATTATCTGCTTGCACTGTCCCAAAGTTTGGTATATTAACTGTAACGGCCATATTTAGAGTCTATAAATATATAATCAATTATATTTATGGGGAAAATTCTATGGCTACAAATGCTGTAAATCCGTTATTCAAACATTTTCGACAGCCAAGCGTTTATGTTAAATTGCCTAGCAAGGGAAAATTTTGGCCTGAACATGCTTTGGATATGCCGCCAAATGAGGAACTTCCGATATATCCAATGACAATTAAGGATGAAGTTCTTATTAAGACACCCGATGCATTAATGAACGGATCCGGGGTAGCTGACGTAATTCATAGCTGTTGTCCCAGTATTCGCGACCCATGGGCCATGCCGGCAATAGACCTGGATACACTGTTAATCGCAATAAGGATAGCCAGTTATGGTGCATTTATGGATGTAGACACCAATTGCCCGCATTGCCAAGCGGAAAACACACATCCAGTTGACTTGCGTGTTTTAATGGATGAAGTTAAAGTTCCTAATTTTGACCCTATTAGTATAGATAACTTAACTTTTCATTTTAAGCCACAGAATTTTAAAAATTTAAATGCTAATAATTTAATCGCCTACGAACAGCAAAAGTTAATTGACGCAATTACTAACAGTGAGTTATCAGAAGAAGAAAAGACTAAACAGTTTAATTTAATGTTTCCCAAGCTCACCGATATGAATATCATGGCCCTAGTTAACTGTATAGAAGGAATACAAGTAGGATCAGAATACGTAACCGACACTAATCATATCAAAGAATTTGTTAGTAACTGCGATAGAAAAATTTATAAAGCAATTAAAGAGCAAGTGGACCAGATTATTAACACTAGCAAGATTCCACCAGTTAGCATGCAGTGCAACGAGTGTACAGAAAAGTACTCAACTGAAATATTATTCGAGCAGTCAAATTTTTTCGAGTAAGGCTTTTGAAGATGTCAGTTGATGAAATGGTC